TAGATGATTGGAACGATAGTTTACGTAAGTATGGAGGGATGGAGGAAGATATTTTCCAGCAACTCGTACTCGGTAGACATGGTTCTGCGTCGTTTCAGGTTATCCCAAGAGATGCGTTTGTGGTCGAACCGTTTGACTTTTACGGCTACCGTTTTTCAAACAATGACAAACTTAAAGGTAAAAAATTCGAAGAAGTGCTGAAACTACACCCGATAAAAGGGCAGGATGCACTTATATTTTCAATAGATACTGGTTTTACTGACCCAACAATTATTCAAGTTATTGGGGTCAAAGATGACAAGTACCGCACATTTGTACGTTATCGTCTAACAAAGATTGACTATCCTGAGCAGGAAAGAATTATTTATTACTTGACAAAGTTCTATAATCCTAGTAGAATAGCTATAGACGTGGGTGCTGGTGGTGGCGGTGCGGGTATGTTCCAATCATTAACATCAAGGGAAGATTATGCAACCATCAACTTTACTGACAGAATTGTTAGTGTACTCTTTAATGAACGTGTACCAGTGGGGAGAACCGACGATGATACAGAACTCACTGAGGTATTTCGCTCGTGGGGCTCGAAAGAAATTGCACGACTGGTTTCCGAAGGAAGGATGATTTTCTCGGAAATTGACGTAGAGGGCATCAGTCAATTAGAAAGACTAACCCGTCAAAAAAGAATTACAGGTAATGACCACTATTATGTCATGGGCGAGCGTGGGAACGGGGCATCGGATGATGACCACATCTTTGCAAGTTATTTATGCTTTATATATGCACTACGTGGTAAAGTAACTGCTGTGGCACCCCAAATTAGACTAGGTATAGCAACAGGAAATATAACAGCGAGGTAATATGGAAGATAGTAAATTAGCAAAATCGGTAGCATCGTATGCACCAACACCTTTCTATGTAAATAATCAGTTTGTTGCTGGTTATTACGACTTGTCTGTACTTCCTTTTGATAATTCAAAAAAGTACACATATCATGAACTTATTAGGTTTTGTCGGTACTTCTACGATAATGATACAATTGTCGGAACCGTCATTGACCGTATGGTCGATATGTCTATGACAAAACTACGTAATAGAAAAGACCGTGACAACACAGAAGATGGTGTCGAGTACTATAATAAAGTTGCTGAGTATCTTCAGCCATTTCTAAAAATAATGGCGCTCGATTACTTTCTTCATGGTATGGTAATTCCTGAAGTTACTTACACGACTATTATGGGAAACAAGGTAGACAAAACACTTGGTAGAAAACGAGTACAGTTTCCAAGCGAATTTTGGGTTCGTGATGAGCAATTTATTGAACTTCGCAGAAAACCTATTGGAACTGACCGAGCAGTCTACGTTAAAATACCTCAAGAAGAGGTAGACTTTATCTTAACAAAAGGTAATCGTAGAGATGGTACAGTTGACAAAGAAGGATATCAACAACTTGTTCGAGAGTACCCTTCTTTTGTAAAAGCCGTAAATAGCGGAGAACGTCTGTTTCCTTTACCAAATGCTCGCCCAATATATCGTAAACTAAAATCGTATGATGCCTACCCAAAACCATACTTACAAAATGCACTATTTGCACTTCAGCATAAGTACTATTTGAAACTTATGGACCGAAGCATTGCCGCAAGAGCTTCAGAACTTTTAAGACATGTTAAAGTAGGTTCGGATAAGTTTCCGGCCACTGATGACGACCTAAAAGCAACGGAGGCAGTTCTTGCGAATGCTTCCATTACTGGAGACCGTGTATTTAACTTGTTCACCAATCATACAATAGACATTAACTGGACAATGCCTCCTCTTGATGCACTATTGAATGAAGCAAAATATATGGAACCAAATGCGGATATTTTCCTTGCACTCGGTTTCCCCAGAATTCTTGCAGTTGGTGAAACTCTGCGAAGCAATTCATCGGATAGCAAGGTGGCAAGTCTCGGACCAATCTCCACACTCAATGATTTGCGTGATGCAATTCTTTTTTGGATTGAGGGATTTTATAAAGAACTTGCGACCGTTAACGGATTCTCTTGGTATCCAAAGCCTTTCTTCAGCCCTATTGCACTTCAGGATATTACGTCTCTCACACAGTTGGCTATTCAAGCACAACAGATTGGCGCAATTTCCAAGGATACAATTTCTCAACTTTACGGTTCTACCTACGAAGATGAGAGGGAAAAAATTGACACAGAAACTCCAACTGAAGAGGTGACAACAAATGATAGTAATCAAACCGGAGTACCAGAAGAACAACAAGCTCCCGTCGGGGACGGGGTACAGCCTGCGCAATCCAAGCCTGATATACAACAGTCTAGTAATTCATACGACAAACGGAAAAGCAGGTAGTTCTTTCGAAGCAGAATTAAATTATCTTATTAACTCGCCCGATGTTAGTGCTCATTATATTGTAAGTAAGTCAGGCACAATCGTTCAGATGTTAGACCCGACAAATTACATGGCATGGCATACGGGAAAAACAACAGATATGACAAAATATGGTAATCCTCATGCCATAGGGGTTGAAGTTCATTTCAGCCCCTCTGAAGGCATTTGGACTGGAGAGATGTGGGATGCAATCACCGAGTTAGCTCGTAAATACTTTGAGCTAGAGAAAGTCACACACAGACAGATTGCTACACCACCAGGAAGAAAGATTGACCCATCGGGTATCACCGATGCTGGATTTGCCTACTGGAAGAAAAACTATCTCCGCCCATATTCTATATATAAAGCAAACACACGATTAAACATACGGGAGCAGCCAACGAAATCTTCAAAAATACTAGCAACAATAGATACTAACGTAAGCTTATACTCACTTAATGGGGATATTGTTTTCGGGGATGAAATTGATGGTAATAACAAATGGAGATACGTGAACTGTTTTGGGTATGTTTATGAACCACTACTAACTCGAACTAAAAGTGTGGAGTAAAATGTCGAATCAACCTGATGTTACCGATATATACGGTATAATTGGCGGATTATTAACTGGGTTTATTGGCTCATTCATTGCTATTAAAAATTCAAAACAAACAGCAGAAAAACAATTCCGAGAAGATTTACTACAGTTAGTCAATCTGCACTCGACACGCATAGAGGCTCTTGAAGAAGAGAATCGGGGATTACGTGATAGAAACTTAGACTTAATTAAAGTTAACCAATTAGAGTTACAAAAACAAAATCAACTATCCCTTAAAGTCTCTACACTTGAGTCTCAGAAAGCACAATTAGAAGGTCGTGTAAGTTACTTAGAAAACCGATTACAAGAAGTAAGCGGTACACTAGAGAGGTTATTAAATGAGCGGAGAAATTAGTATTGTTCAGTTACTGATTACGATAGTCACGGGTACTGTTATCCCTGTAGTCGTTCTTTGGTTACAGCGAGTATCCTGGCCAGGGTATTACAAGTTCGGTTTAGCAGCGGCTCTGTCGGTCATTGCGGCGACGTTAATGGCATACAATGATGGTAAGCTAACTCCAGCATCTTTGATAAATGATTTTGCTACTATATTTACGGTGTCTCAGACTGTGTATTTCACATTCTTTAGAGCGCTGAATCTACACGAATTCATTTACCCAGAAGATGTTCTTGTTAATAAAACTAAAGACAAAATATCTAAGTCAATTGAAGATTCTGTTAGTACACAACTAGCATGGGATATCCTGGATAATGAAAGACCAGAGCAACTCTCAGTTTCAGTTGACATAACAGAAGCTCAGGGTTAGGACTAGGTACTGTGCGCCCCTTTTAGGGGCGCTCTTTTTTTATCTCCTTGACAAGTACTCTGGGGTATGTTATACTACGTGAGTCCTCAGAAATGGGGAACTAATTTTACTAGGAGAATCTATGAAAGCAATTCGAAATCTTTTTCTCACTTTGGCTATCGTAGTCATGGCAGCCTGTGGTGCACCAGCAGCAAAGGAAGCAAAACAAACGACTATTGGTATGATTCTGGTGGGGCCAATCAATGACGGTGGGTGGAGTCAAGCACACTACGACGCAATGAGACGTGTCGAGGCTGATGCCGGTGTGAAGTTCATTTATGTGGACAAGGTAAACCCGGCTGACCGACCTAACGTGAAAGTTGAGGCAGTTGCACAGGATTTGATTGACCAGGGTGCGACAATGGTTATTGCGAACTCGGACGATTTTAAGGACGGTATTCGGGAAGCAGCAAAAGCTAACCCAAACATTAATTTCTTGCACGCCTCTGGCGATGATGTACTCACGGGTAAGGCTTCGGCAAACCTGGGTAACATGATGGGTCAGATGGAATACGGGAAGATGATTGCTGGTTGTGCCGCAGCACTTCAGACTAAGACGGGTAAGATTGCCTACCTGGGACCGTTGATTAACGACGAAACTCGGCGGTTGGTTAACTCGGCTTACTTGGGCGCTAACTACTGCTGGACTGCTTTGCGCGGTGAAGACCCAACGAAGTTGCAGTTTACTGTTACCTGGGTTGGTTTCTGGTTCAACATTCCCGGGGTAACGCTGGACCCCACGAAGATTATGGGCGATTTCTTTACGCAGGGTAACGACGTTGTCATCTCGGGTATCGATACTCCTGATGCAATTGTGGAGGCTGCTAAGGCTCACGCCGCAGGTAAGGAAGTTTGGGCTCTGCCGTATGACTTTGAATCTGCTTGTGACCGTGGTCCAGACGCCTGTATCGGCGTTCCATACTTCAACTGGTACCCTGAGTACATGAAGATGGCAGAGGCTGTGAAGGCTGGTACCTGGAAGGCTGGTTTCGTTCTCTTTGGCCCGGACTGGAAAGATATCAACAACAAGAACACCAGTGGTGTTGGTTTCAAGGCTGGTAAGGCTCTGACTCATGGTGACCAGCTAGACACGTTTATTTCACTCCTAGCCGGCGGTAGTAACCTCTTTGTTGGCCCGCTCAATTACCAAGACGGTTCAGTCTTCTTGAAGGCTGGGGAAAAGGCAACTGTCAACCAGATTTGGTATCAGACAAACTTGCTCGACGGGATTTCTGGACAAGCAGAGTAATGTATGCAGACCATCCACCTCTACTTCGATGGGGGAACACTCCACGGGAGCTTCAAGGTCTTTGTTGACTTTGTAGATGAGAGTCAGCTGGTATATCACCAGAAATATGACATGGATGGGATAGCGGATAGCAATCAAGCGGAGTTCACTGTTCTATTACGTGGGCTCCGTCGTTTGCTTGTTTTGTATGATAACCCAGAGGATTTCTTCGTAAAAATATACGGAGATAACTCGCTAGTACCAAAGATGATTGGACGCAAGACACACGACATTTGGAACGGGGAGTTGAGTAGTGTAGAAGTATTTACCTACTTAACAGGAGTTATACGAGAAAAGCTTGACAGGTTCGGGGGATTCGAGTATAATAGGGTTAAGCGTCCAACCATTGTCAATATGCTAGGGCACTGACACAATAATAAAGAAGGAGATTTTTTCCTATGTTTATGAAAACATTTTCCCGTAGTACACGGGAAGAATTGCCAACTGAAATTTTACAACAACTAGAGGTAGAAGTAAACGAATGGGTACGCGCAAATGTAGCGGGGTTTAAGGTAATGAATATCTCACCGCCTACAGCCATCCACGACCGAGTGATTATTACGGTGGTCTATGTCGAACGCTAAACAACCTGAATATCA